TTAGGTATGGAAAAAGATGAAGTTCAAAATTTAAAAAAACTCGGTCGTTGGGTGTGTATTTCAAAAAATTATCCTCAATATTTAATATCAGAACATTATAGTAAATTATTGAATCAAGAATAATATATAATAAATATTTTATATATATTAATTATATATATAATGTCTGTAAGTTGTTTAAGTGATAAATTATTAGGTAATGAATTAGGACTAGCATATTTAAGTGATACTTTAAATGCAACTCAATATTTATATGTTCCTATTGATCCAGTTGATTTAATTTATGAAATTCCACCAGTTGTATCAAGAACGGATTTACAATTTTTAAAAATAGATTCCTTATATCCTTATTTTAATGATTTTCAGAATAGAAAAGTTGCAAATTTATCTTTTAGAATACAATTAAATCAAAATATATCAGCACCAAAAACAAGAACAACATCTGGATTAATAAACATCTATATTGGTAATAGTTTAGATGTTGATTTAGATAATTCAGATTTAGTTTATCAAATTGATATTCAAAAATATCAAAATATTTTAAATGTAAATGTTGATCCAACTAATCCTAATTTATATACAGCAATTTTAGATGTTGAAGTATTAGTAAATATTCCAGTAATTGATTTAGAAACTGAAAGTTTATATATTGGAATAAATCAAAAAAATATTCCTACAACTGCAACAAATACTGGTTTAGATTTACAATTTCTTTCAATTGGATTATCATCAGTAAATTTAATCGTAGTTCAAGAACAAGCACCTCCAATACCACCATTAATACCAGAACTTCCAGCAATTCCAGATATTGCTGAACCTTTATAAATAAAATTAAGAAAAAAATATTTAGATTTTGTAAAAATATCAATTATATTAGTAAAAATATTATCTTTACTAATATATATACATAATGTCTAAAGCCAGTGATTTATCATTTGGAATTATTTCTGAAAAAAAGAACGCTCAAATCCTATCAGAATTTTTTGAAACTGAATTAATTAAAGACCCTAAAACTTTTTCTACAATAGATTATTCAAATAAATCTAAATCAATTTATGTTGAATTAAAAACAAGAAGAATAAACCATAATCAATATCCCACTGCAATTATTGGTCTAAATAAAGTTCAATTTTGTAAAGATGACACGAAAAAATACTTTTTTGTATATAGTTATTTGGATGGAATATTTTATATCAAATATGATAAGGATTTATTTAAAGATTTTTCTATTCAACCTATGCACGTTCAATATAGATCAGATGTTGGAAGACATGAAATAAGTGATGTAGTGCATATACCAGTAGAAAAATTAATAAAATTAGAAACTGGAAAAACTTTTAATGATAAAAGTTTATTATAATTTAAAATTTATACCATATCCATCATTTAATTCTGCTTGGACTCGTGATTTAGCTGCTTTTCTTAATGCTTCTGGACTTACATATAAATTTGGTGCTTGTCCTAATTTACCACCTAAATTTTTTAATACTTCTAATAGTTGAGGTGTTTCCATAGCTTTTAAAATTGCTTTAGACCATTCACCACTTGCAATTTTAGCATCAACTTCTGCTTTTGTCAATACACCTAAAATAGGAACTTTTCTAGGATCGCCTACTTTAGTTAAATATTGATGATTTGCTTTTTGTAAAAATTGTCTTGTTGATTCGTTTCTACCTACACCACTCATATTTTGTTCTATAAAAGTTATAATTCTTGATAGTAATGCTAGTGATGCCTCACCCAAATTAGCTTCTTTTGTTGATGTTCCTAAAGTTCCTCTTCTACTTGCTATGCCTTCAACTGATGTTTCTAAACTTTGTAATCTATTTATTAAATCGGTTAAATCTTGAGCGTCATCAAATGTATATATAACTTGTTCTAAACCTCGTGCATAATCTGCTAGATCTTTAAATACATTATTATCAACAATACCACTAAAAACTCTTTCTTCTATTCCAGTCAATAAAAGATCTAATTGATTTTTTTCAGCATCTTTAGGATTATTTAAAATACTATTCATATTAGGTGTTATTTGTGGTGGCATTGGTTGAGATGTTCTATTTGCCATATATCCTTGAGATCTTAAATTTACTACGTGTTTTCTCCATTCATCGTATTTTTGATCTGATAATCTTGATGATTGAGTTATATTAGCACCACCACTAGCACCATGAGCGATAACATTTTGAGGTGCATTAGATGTTGAAAAAGGTGTATTAGTTGCATTTCTTCCACTTACTGGTTTAAATCTATCTGATCTATTAGCAATATCAGAAGATCTATTAGCTTGAAGACCATCATAAACATTTTTTATTGAATCTTTATAAAAATAATGATGTAAATTATCAGCATCAGATTTTCCTAATAATAAATTAGTATGATTTGAAAAATTTACACCTAAAGGGCTATCAACAAAATGTCTTCCTCTTGTTCTTAATGTATCTGTAATACTTGGAATAGTTAAACTGAAACTTGTTAGCATTATATATATAATAGTAATATAAAATAAGATTTTTTAAAAATTTTATTTTATCATTAATTTTCTAAATTAATATTTAATATAAGCCTTCTTGTTTAACAATTTTAGAAGCTTGAGGTAAAGAGCAACCTCTTTCTTGCATTACTTTTCTTACTACAGCTGCTCTTGCACTACGTCCATCTGATTTACCAGCTCCAGTTCTAGAACAACCTTTTGCACTTCTTTTACCTAAACCTAAATAAGGTAAGGGATTAAACATATCAACAGCTCTTTGAGGAACACCTTCAATTCTACGTCCTAAATCAGCTACACCACTTGCTACACCATTCTTATTAGGATCAAAAACATCCCACCATGCACCACCACGAGGCTTACGACCTCTACGCTTACCGAGACCAATAGCATTTAAACCATTTTCAGCTTGTAATCCATATTCACCACCATATTTATGTAATAAAGGTTTTAAGTAAGGTGATGCCATTTTTGCGTATTCATATCCTTGCATTCCATAATCAACACCTTGTTTAGCGAGATTAGAGAAATCATTCCAGTTATCATACCATGCACCACCACGAGGCTTACGACCACGACGCTTACCTAAACCTACAGAAGTTAAACCAGATACAGCTTGTTGTCCGTATTCACCACCATATTTATTTAATAATGGTTTTAAATAAGGTGATGCCATCTTGGCATAATCATAACCTTGTCTTCCATAATCATATCCTTGTCTTGCGAGATTTGAAAAATCATTGAAATTGTTATACCATGCACCACCTTTAGGCTTACGACCTCTACGTTTTCCGAATCCTAAAAGTTTTGCACCCATATTAGCATTACCAGCAGCAGATGCAGCAGCAATTGCAGCTTCATAAGGTAGAACTACTTCTGGTGCGAGAAGCATACCAGCAGCAGTTCCAGCAGCAGAAAGTGCTGGAACTACATAACCTCTTAAAACGCTATTAGGATCAGTAAATTGATCTCCAACAGCATTGGCAGCTTGAAGAGAACCTTGAGCTAGAACTGAATTAGGATTTGTAAATTCATTATTTATTTTAGCACCAGCATCATTGAAAGCAGCAGCAACACCATTCTTATTAGGATCAAAAGCATTAGCAACACCATTCTTATTAGGATCAAAAACATCCCACCAAGCACCACCACGAGGCTTACGACCACGGCGACCATTGCCACGCATACCAAAAGGAACACGACCACCATTAGCCATATGATGCATCATTGCCATGTGTTCCATCATTTGTTTATGTTTTTTACCCATTCCACGTGTGGCACTAGCTCTGACAGCACCACGATTACGTGCCATATTATGAGAGAAAGGTGTATTAAAAGCACCACCAACTAAATTTTCATCTTCAAAAGATGATTGGGAACAATTTTCATCAGAATCTGAATAGCTCATTAATGTATATATATTATCTAAATAAAATAATTTAAAAATAAATTTAATAATTCTATATATATTTTACATATTTTACATATTTTTATACATATTTTTAAATTTTTTTATATGTATTTATTATATATACATAAATGCAAAATTATGAAGATGAATTTTTAAATGGTGCAAATGGCGGAAATGGAAGAAATGCTGGATACATTAAATTATTACTTGCTAAACATTTATATAAAAGAACAGCTGATGATTATTTAGGTGGTAAAGAAGATAAATATAGAAAAGGTAGAAGAATGGCTAAAAAATTTGAAATTGATTTAATGAGAAAACAAACTAAACCACCAAATTCATTTAAATCACCATCTGAATTTATTGAAAGAGCATATGGAAAAAAAAGAGAAAAAAGAATAGATAAAGGACAAAAAAGAGTCAAAATAGCAAATCCACATGCTTATTTAAATAAGCCATTTGATGCAAAAGAAAGAAAAGCTTTAACACCAGAAGAACTAGCTATTGTAAGAGCTAATGAAAGAGAAAGAAAAAATAGAAGTCTAGCTAAAAAAAGAGCAAGACAAGAAGCAGTCATTGGTTCTGGTGCTATGCCCCCAGAAAAAACTTTTTATGATGTAGCAAAAGAACAATATAAAGCTGATCCTACACCTAGTTTAGATGGTTTTGATTTAGTTTTTAATACACCATCAATAAAAGGATATTTAGATAGAAATGCTAAATCAATTCTAATTGCCTCACGTGGAACGGTCGGAGAAACTGGAGATATTAGTGCAGATGCAGCAATAGCATACAATGGTCTAAAAAATACAAATAGATACAATACTGATAAAAATGCTATCACTCAAATTGCTAGTCAATACCCACCAGATCAATACGATTATTTTATAACGGGACATTCTTTAGGTGGTGCTATCGTGGCACAATTAAAAAGAGATTTCCCTTTTATAAAAAATGCCGTTGTATATAATCCAGCTTCTCAACCATATGACTTTGTAAGCCAACAATCAGATACCATAAAAAGAATTTATACAGCAGATGATCCATTATATGCTTTAGGTGGCACTTTTATGAAAAATAAACAAGTAATACCAACTAATAGAAATACAGTAAAAAATACATCTATTCTTCCTAGTGCAATTAGTTTAGGTGCTAAAGGTTATAATTATTATCAAGGTCATGCTTTAGATAATTTCAATACCTTATATGGTGGATATTTTCATAGAAAAGGTGATGGAACTGGTAGTGCTTTAAATTTTGGAAGATATAATGATCCAACATATAATCCACCTACAACTGATATGGGTATGAATAGACCTAGACCAGTTAGACCATCAATACCAGATCAAAGATTTTTTCAACAACCAATTCGTGGAAGTAGTAAATTCGTGCATTTAAATAAACCATATCAAGGACTAGTTGTAGAACATTTTATGGAAGGTTATACACCACGAACTGATAATAAGGGGAAAGGTGGTGCTTTAAATTTTGGAAGATTTACTGATCCAACATATAATCCACCTACAACTGATATGGGTTTAAATAGACCTAGACCAGTTAGACCATCAATACCAGATCAAAGATTTTATCAAAATCCAGTCATTAGAGGTCGTGGTGGAAGTTTTCAATCAGATGCCTATCAAGCAGTTCATCAATTTGATTGGTTAGGTGATGCTTATAAGCAATTAAGAAAATTATTTACTGGAAAAGGTCGCCCAAGTGGTGGAATAGTGCCACCAAATAGAAGATATAGTCAAGAAAATACAAATCCAGCTTTAAGAATGTTGCAAAATAGATCATCTGGTGGATATGTTCCATCAGATCAAGAAGCATTACAAGCATTATCATCTATGACTAACTTTTTTTCAAGAAATGTCAGTAATCCTATTATGAATCAATATAATAAAAGATTTGATGAAATAAGTAGGGGGATTTATTAAGGATGAAAACAAAGGATAAGGATGAAATTTTTATAATTTTATAGAATTCAAAAATAATAATCCTTTTATACAAAATTATTGTTTTTTCATCCTTATCCTTCTTTTTCATCCTTTTTTCATTTTTTCAAATAAATATATTTAGTAATTATATATATATGGAAAAAGTAATTACTTATAAATTATTTTGGGATGATGTATTTGTCGCCTCTCATGAAGTAGATTATGAAACTATGGTATTAATTAATGATATCGTATTAAGACATAACTATGCAAAAAATGAAAAAAAAGAAATTGAAGTAAAGAAAGATGAAGAAGTAAAAAAAGATGAAGAAATTCATACTGAAGACGAATTAAAAAAAGAAGAATAAAAATAATATAAATATTTATATTAAGAAAAGTAATATAAAGAAATAAAAATATATAGTATTAATATATACACAGTATGCCAATCAAAAATCCAGCCCAAGCAAAGTATTACGAAAAAAAGAAAGATGAACTCCTAGAAAAGATGAGAAATAAATACGTAGATGAAGAAAAGAAGATCAAAGAAAAAAAGAAAGAATATTATGCAGAAAATAAAACTGAAATTTTAGAAGCTGTCAAGTCAAGATATTATGCATTTAAAGATGTAAAAAATAAAGATCAATTTATGCTATTACTAAATGAAAATCCTAGCGACAGCATTAAAAATGAAATTAATGAATATATCAATACTGATAAATATAAGACAGCAACAAAAAGAATTTTTGATAATTTTAAAAATAGAATAGAATTAGAAAAAAAGATCTAGTTTTTAATTTTCTTTATATTTAAATAAAATATAAAGAAAAGTAATATAAAGAAAAGATTTTATATATTACTATAATATACATAAATGGAACTCCAAAACCTCAAAAACCAACTCTCAAACCTCAACCAAGCAAAAACTTTATTAAATGATACTAATATATCTTTTATCATGACTCAAATAATTGATAAAGAAGTAAAAGATATACAAGAAAAGATCATAAAAATTCAAGATGAAGAAAACAATAAAAAGAATTTCATGACATACGAACAAATCAAAGATTTAGATGTAGAAGATTTTTTTAAAGTAGGTAATATATTAGATTATTCTAGATACTGGCAAACATCAAAAGACGATCGTGAGAAATACATCATTAAAAAAATGACAAATAAGTTTTTAACATTACAAAAATTAAAACAAAAGAATGTCAAAGAAGTATCTCAATGTAAGGGCGGATATATCTATTATAAAAGTAAATTAATAATAGATGATGATGAAGATGATATAAAAGTTTCTAAATCAAATTTTTCAACAAATGATTTTTTTAAGAATGGTATTAAATACGAATTAAATAAAGAATTTGATTATACAATGGATATTGGAAGATAGTAAAAATATCATTAAATATTGTAAAAATAATATAGTAAATATTATTTTTTCTAAATATAGTATATATAATGAATGATTTAAAAAAATGGTTGAAAGCTATTATAATCAATAACGCTTATACACTAGAGCCATATCATACAATACCAAAGAGAGGCGAAATTATAGCAAAATATCATACAAATAACCAATATAAATATGCAGAAGTAAGAGGTTATAAATCATCTCAAAATAAATTATTGATTAGAGAAATTGATATCATACCGACAGCACCATGGTTAGAATCTCATATCATGCCACCTAAATATATTGATTTTACTCATGAAAATAATAATGTCATATGTCCTTTTAATTTTAAATTAACACCAAAACAATTTGAAAATATACAGCAAATACCACAGCAAAATGGTGTCTATCCTTTTCCTATGCCCGATTTCTTGCAAAACATACCAGAAATAATTATACAAACAAATACTATTGAAAAAGAAATAATACCAAATCATATTAAAAATATTTTAAAAAATACAGCTCAAGATTGCCCCATATGCTTTACAGCAATAAAAGATATGAAAATTACAAATTGCGGTCATATCTTTTGTTCTTCGTGTTTAGATCATTGGACTGAAACAAATGATTATAATGAAGCTAAAAATGATGATTGTCCTACATGTAGAAAGAAATTATAGATTCTACTTTTAAAAGAACAAATTATCTCTTTATATCAAGATATACTTTTAAAAGTATTCTATGACAGCATTTTGATGCTGTCATAGGGGACACCATATTTTTTTATTTTTTAAAATTGTTTGGTGTAAATTTTAAAATAGGTATAATATAGAAAGAAAATAAATTTAATATAAAGAAAAAAATATATAGTAATTATATAAAATAGAAATGCCCCAAACTCTCAAAGAAGAACTCAAAAAGATCATTCAAAAGCTTGAAAATAGAAATCAATACCAATATGCACGTGTTGATTATTATGATGGCGAACCATTAAGATATGAATTATTATTTTGTAGAAAAACAAAATTATTTCATAAAATAATTACAATATTAAAGTCATTAGAATTAAATGATGATAATATTGATCGTTGGGATGTTGAAGATGGTGATGATGGTAATTATACTAAAGGAATAAATAATAAAGATTATAATATATCATCTATATTTATTGATTTCAACTATTTTTAAATTTACTATTATATATAATGATATATAATAATGAAAAATTAAAAGAGATTATGATAATTCAATTTATAATGGTATCAACTGCAATAATTTTAAATATTTTTTTATGACAGCAATAAATTGCTGTCATAGGGAACATCATAAAAATATCATTTAAAAATAATTATGGTGTAATTTTTATTTATGGTGTAATATAAAGAAAAGTGATATAGAGAAAAGAATATTATATATAATAGAAAGAAAAGAAAAAATGCCAAGAAAGCAAAGACAAACCTCTCAAGAGTATCAACAACAATTCATCAACGAATTAATTAATAATTCTAAAAAAGAAAAGACCATAAGTATAAAAATAAAAAAACATTATTCTACTAGATACCGCAAAACATCCGAAAATGTTAAATTATCAGAATTAAAAAATTTTATTGAATATTTAGAGCCAGAAGATAGATTTTATATTGAAGAATACCCCGAAGGATGGTATTTAAATGAAAATTATTTAAATATTGATTTAATATTTGATTTACACGCAACATTACAAGCAAACCCAAAAATTCCCGTTGGTTATGTATTTCCAGAACAAAAACAAATATATCAAGTAAGAAAAGAAAAAATTTTAATTACAATTTAAATTTATTAATATATTATATAATATATTAATGTATTTACATATAATACCAAGTAGCAACAATAAAAAAAGATTTGATGCTTATTTTATAGATGATAATAATGATTTTTATAAAAAAATATCATTTGGATCTAAAACTGCCGAAAATTTCACCATGCACCACGACACCACCAGAAGAGAAAATTATTTAAATAGACATCATAAGCGTGAAAATTGGAATACTCCATTTACAGCTGGATCGCTGTCAAGGTGGATTTTATGGGGTGATTCTAAAAATATTAATAAAAATATTACATCATTCAAAAAAATGTTTAATTTAAATTAAAAAGATTTAGTTTTTCATTTTCTTTATATATTAATTAAATATAAAGAAAAGTAATATAGAAAGAAAATATTATATATTACTATAATATACATAAATGTCCTCAACTCAAAACGAAACAACCCAAAACACCCAACAACCCGAAAGAATCATTGGAGATGATGAAATCCCTATCACTAAAGTAGAATTATGTTATATAATAGATACCATAGAAAATTACATAGCATATTATAATGATAGTTTTCAAGCTCACGGAAGAAAGCATAAGAACTATAATTTAATATATTTACAATTACAAGATTTTGAAAAAGAATTAGAACTAGCAGACATGAGATATAACAATGCAGATAATGAAGATGATGAATTTGATGATCTAGAATTTGAACCTTATTTTAAATTTAATGAACTTTATAATAGTATTAGAAGTTTTAAAAAAGATATTAAACAAAAAATGACTAAAAGTAAATAATAAAGATTTAGTTTTTTAATTTACATTAAATTAAAAATCTCAATTATATATATATATATATGAATCGTGTTTCTGATTTTATGCTACAGCTCTCAAAAGATTTAGTAGAAAAAAAAAATCTAGCTGAATCTAGTGCATCTCTCTACATTAAGAATTTATGGTCTTTAAATGGTAAAAAAATATTTAATAATTTATCATTTTTAAAAGATACAGAAAATATTGAAGAACAATTAGTTGATTACAGCGAAAATACAAAAAAAACATTTTTAAGTGGAATTACTAGTGTATTATCATTATACAAAGATAAACCAACCTATAAAAAGACTTATGATTTTTATTATAATAAAATGATGGATAAAGCAACAGAAATGAAAGAAACAGATATTAATGAAAAAACTGATAAACAAACCGAAAACTGGCTTACATGGGAAGAAGTCCAACATGTAAAGGTCATTTTACGTGATCTAGCCAATCAATTTTCTAACAGCAAAATATTGACAGCTAACCAATATGATGTTTTACTTGCATATGTTATTTTATGCTTATACACTGATATACCACCTAGAAGAAATCAAGATTATATGGATATGTATGTCATTAATGAACCTAAAACTGATGATACAAAGAATTATTTAGATTGGACTAATAAAAAGTTTATTTTTAATCATTATAAAACAGCTAAAAAATACGGACAGCAAATTTTAGGTGTGGAATCACCTACATTAATTGAAGCGATTACCTTATATTTAAAGCATCATCCACTAAATCCATCTCCTAACCTTAAGAAGCTACCAAAAAATACTGAATTTAAATTTTTAGTATATAATGATGGTAGTGGTTTAACTGCTGTCAATAGCATCACGAGAATTTTAAATAAATGTTTTGGTGGTAAGCATATAGGGTCATCAATGTTAAGACATATCTATTTATCATCTAAATATGATATAGAAGAGATGAAAAAGGATGCAGAAGCACTAGGTCATAGTTTAGAACAACAAAAAGAATATTTAAAAGCACCAGAAAAGACCAAAGAAACACCTAAACCCAAAACAAAATCTATATTAAAATCTACTGTAGTATAAAATAAATGATTTTTACATTAAAATAATGTAAAAATAATTAATTTACACGTAAATATGATGGCATTACATTGTTTCTATGTAAAAAAAATATTTTTTTTACACGTAATTATATGTATGCTGTCATTTTTCACCTAAAAGTTTTACTTTTTTACGTTTTTTATAAAATATAAAGAAAATAAAATTGATATAAAGAAAAAATATTATAGTATTATATATATAAAAATGTCAAGTAAAAAAGTCAATCCTCAAAATGAAAAAAAACCTTTAGTTCCAAAAATTAAAAACATTAATAATAATATGGAAGAAGAAATACACCCAACTCTACAATGGTATAACAAAATGAAATTTGTTTATTGTTCTGGTAATATGTCTATGGCTTATAAAGAAGAAAAGGCAATTTGGAAAAAAGCATTTTATTTTGATAATGCTAATAAAGACATCAAGTTCTCATGGAAAGATCCAAATTTAAGAATGCAATTAAATAATAAAACTGGATACGCAATATTAACTGGAAAAGAATCAAATATCACCGTAATTGATATAGATGATTCTACTTTAGACCATAATAAGAAATTAATGGATTTGATGAAATATTGTAATACCATAGCAACAACAAAACCAAATCATTATCATTATTATTTTAAATATAATAAATTAATTAGAACTAATCAAGATGATAATTTATGTTTAGATACCAGAAGTGATAATGGATTAATTTATGCACCACCATCAACATATAGAGATAGAAATAATAATATGGAACAAGTAGATTATAAATTTATTAAAAAAGATGATAATTTATGCGAAATATCCCAAGAAATAATTGATTGCTTACAATCTATACGAAAAGATTATTATATTTATAATGAAAATCCATTTATAGATGATGATGAAAAACCAAAAAAAGAAAAGAAAGAAAAAAAAGAAATAAAAATTGAAAAAATTGATAATATAAAATTAAATAATAAAATAGTATCATTATTAAATTTATTAGATGATAAAAGATGCGATGAATACACTGATTGGATTAATATAGGTATGATTTGTTATAATGAAGGTTTATTAAAAAATGAATGGTTTGAATGGTCTAAAAAATCATCTAAATTTAATTTAGATGAATCAAATCGTCAATGGTCTAATTTTAAATCAAAAGATAAAAAATTAGGTTTAGGCACACTATGTAAGATGGTAAAAGAAGATAATAAAGATAATTTTATTACATGGCAAAAAGAATTCAATGAAACTGATGAATGTTTTTTAAAAAAAATGGCTACAATGTGTCATGCAGATTGGGCTAATGTTTATCATACAAAAAATAAAAATAAATATGTCGTATCAAAGAATAAAGAATGGTATGAATATAATGAATATAATGTTTTAATTAATCAAAATGGTGTCCCTTCATCATTATTAAATGATATTACTAATACATTACAAGCATATTTGATTGAAAAAAGAAATAATGTAATGCCAGAAGATGATAATAAAAAGCCTAATGAATATTATAATCAAATTATGGCATTAGTTAAAAAACATTATGTAAATTTAGGTTCTTTTTCATATGGTAGTGGAATTATCAAATATTTAGAACAATTATATATGAATTTAAGATTGGATGATTTATTAGATTCTAATATTGAAGTTATAGCTTTTGATAATAAATTATATGATATTACTTTAAAAGATTTTAGACCTATTGAGCCTAATGATTATATTACTAAAACTACTAAAATAAATGCTCCAATTATTGATGATAATAAAGATTTTTATAATAAAAAGATTAATGATTTATTATTATCCATCTTTAATACACCAGAACAAGTAGAATATTGGTTAAAAATTACATCATTATCACTATTTACAACTAAATTTGAATCATTATATTTATTGTGTGGATCTGGTGGTAATGGTAAAGGTGTATTATCAAATATTTTAGTAAAAATTTTAGGTGATTATATGTATATTGCTAATAATACTTTTTTAACTGAAAAAATTAAAGGTGCAAATCCTACACTAGCTAAATGTCGTGGTATTAGATATCTTTTAGTAAGTGAGCCAGACGATGGAAGCAATGAGGCAGAATTTAATGTTGAATTTATTAAACAAATTACGGGAAATGATCCAATCACCACAAGAGACCTATATAAATCAAATATTACATTTTATCCACAATTAACACCATTTGTGCAGTGTAATAATAAACCCAAATTAGGAAAAATAGATGGTGGTATTCAACGACGCTTAAAAATACATGAATATCCAAATAAATTTGTAAGCAATCCACGAGAAAACACCAATGAAAGACAAATAGATACATCTTTAAAATCTAGTATGGATAAAAGTTTTTATGGTTATTTTATGTTATTATTATTAAATACCGCATCATCTAATTATCATCTAAAAGAAATAGATCAACCAAAAATGAATTTAGATGAAACAAATAAATATTTTATTGATAATGACCCAGTAAAAAGTTATATTGATATGAAAATTAAAATTAAAAAAGATAATAAGGTCAGATTAAGGGTTGTATATGATGATTTTATAAGTAAATTTATGAGTAGTATGAAAATGGAAAAATTTAAATCTGAATTAATTAGACACGATTATGAGGTAGGAAAGAAAAGTGGCGATACATACATATTTAATATAGAATTAATCAAAGAAGAAAAAGAAAAGATAGAAAGTAATTTTATAGAAGAAGAGGATGAAAAGTAAGGATAAGGATGAAAAATAATTTATTTTAATAAAATCATTAAAATAAACTACTTTATAGAGAATAATCAAAAACTCATCCTTATCCTTTTTTAATTAAAAATATAATATTATTTATATTTTTTATTAAATTACATTAATCTAGATGATAAAGATCCATTAGAACGATGCTTTACATGACCTAAACCTAATGCACTCATTACTTGTTGAGCTTGTTTTCCTTGTTCTCCAGCCATTCCGAGGAAAGGCTTGACGGTTGCGGCTACTTGACGAGCAACTGGAAGATATTCTTGAACTTTTGAGATGGCATTACCTAACATATTTTTAAATGAAACGCCACCTACAGCTCTATTGATAGATGAGCGAGTAGATAAAGATGAAAGGGGTGCATCAATGATGTCCTTTTCATTTAATACACCTTTAATGATGCGAGAGCTTCCCTTTTGAGATTCAAAAAAGCCACTATTTGCTGTAATGACCCATAAATTGACTGCTTCATTATATCCATTATTTGGTTGAATGGTGGCATTAAATTGAAAACTAAAATTTCCTATTAATGATGGTGCTTGTCCTGTGGATAAAGTAATATCTTTAGATGGCTTTAATACGAGAAATCCACCAGTTAAATTTACTACACCTTTAGATGCATTATTGGCTTTACCAATCCATTGTTCGTATGACATATCTAATCCATTTGCTCTAGACATAGAAAATAATTGATATGGTGTATGAGATGATAAGAGACCACTAAAATTATCAAAATTGACAGATATGTTAGTAATAGGTAAATAATAATCAGCATCAGTATAATTTTTATAAGCAACTGGTTTAGCATAGATGATAATTAGATCTGGAATAGTAGGAAGTGTTATTGTGCTTGATTGTGTGGTATATGTGCCATTAGATAATGCAGTAGCGGGAACGACAGATACATATCTAGGAAATTCCATATAATTTACAATTGATTTAGGAGGTAAAGGAAGATCTAAAGATGGTGTTAAAAATTGACATGTTATTTTAGAATTACTGAATGCTGGTAATGCAGTAGTATTATTATATTTTACATCTGATACGGTGTATGCTGCTGCTGTGCCTAAAGAATTTGTGGCAAATCTTAAAACTCTACCTACTGTGCTTAATGTTGATGGTGATGCCATGTTGAATACAATTTGAATATTTTGAAGACCAAATAGACCAACTTCTTGTTCGTGGATATCAGAAAAAATAAAAGGTGATAATACTAATTTTTCATTTGAGTTAAATTGAACGTATAATGGTATTACTGCATTATTAGCCCATTGCCAAGCATCTCCAGCTGTGCTATATGTAGGTTGTCCCGCTACATAATATACGTGTTGGTGATCCGCTGGAAGAGTATCATCAACATAATTTCCATCACCACTTAATCTATTACCATCTTTATCAGTAAAATATAAATTAGGGTATGCACCGTTAGGAACATTATCAGAACTTACTGCTGTATTATATCCAGATAAAGGATTGTTATTTGTATCTTTAGCATCATTATAACTTGCATATGTATCTAACATGGTAGGGCATGTTCTTAAACTTCTATTTTTAGAATTATCAGTTAATCTTAAGACCTCTCTTAATACATCTCCAGAATTCATAGTGACTGTGGTGTCATTTATGGTGGCACTAACGGTTTGAACTAAAGTATGTAAAGGAAAACTTGCGAGAGCCATAGATTTACCAATAGGAAGAATTGGAGTGTTATTTGTTGGTGCAGTTGCATTGGTGGCTTTAAAACTTACTACTAAATTTACGGTGGAAGACCAATCTACAGCACGATCAACAAAAATATTTTCGCTGGGAACTTGAATTTGATAAGTATGTTGAGAAGCAGTTTGAGAAATTGCTACACTTGCAGAGCTTGTAAGAGATACCGCACCTTTTTCGCAACCATACTTTGGTCTAGTTTGAACGATTCTGTCGTCAAAAATTGCTACTTTTTCAATGTCAGTCATTTATATATATATATTATATACTTTTTTTTTTTTGAAAATATTAAATATTAATATTTTTAAATGTTTTATAATCCTCGTCTTCTAAATAATATTTTTAAATTTATACTAGAATAATTAGAGAGTCTTAAAGGATAAATTTGTTGATCTATTCTACTCTTCCAAAAAATTTGAATATCTATAGCATTTATTGGTTGATTTCCATTTATTGATGACATTCTATATTCTGCTGTTGGTGCATATGATATGAAATTTCTATAATCTTGAGCGTTATCGGTAGCAACACTGATATCAGTGATTAAAGGTGCAAAATTTGAGCTAGTTGTTGAATATGGAGCTTCACTTGTATTACCATCTATAAATATTACTGGATTACTTACATACTCATTGAAAATAGGTAGTAAAGTAGAACAAAATACAATTGATTCAATAGGAGACCATAAAGATCCAGTTGTAGGATATTCTTGTGTTATAATGGTGTATTTTACACCAGCAGTAGGTGTTGGAGCACAAGCACAGCCATTAATTTCAATGCTATTTGTAAAATTATTATAATATAAAATTTGGTATGGTTCTCCTACTATGGTATCACCTTGATTATTAACTTGAAATGATGCAAATAGATCATATAAATTTTCAGACATCCAAATTTGGACTACTGGATATACTTGTGCTGGACTTGTGGCTTGAATTGGACTATCACTTAATTGTAATGGATAATTATTTGAATTAGGAACTAATGAAGATGGAAAAAAGAAAGAAAATAATTGAGTTTCTGGATTATATACCATTTTAGGTGGTAAAGACTTAACTGAATCATCTATTTTTACGAGTGGATCTTGAATTGATGAAATTAAAACATTATCATTTAATTCATTTATTGCTTTAGTTAATAAGCTACTTATAGAATTATTAATAATATCTAAAAATTTTGAATATGTTGAAAGATAATAGTAATCAGTTGAAAGATCTTGAGTTTTTATTACAGAATTAGATGGTGGTCTAGGTGCAAATAAATTTTCTGGAACAAAAGTTAAATTTTCTCTGAAATATACAGCAGTATTTGCTGGATTAGAAGTTTCTTTACTTTTATAATTTACTGACATATTAAGACCAATTGAATAATTTAGTTTATCTGGATCAGTATTTACACCATCAATAACAATATTAGGAATCATTAATGGTAATTTACGACCAGAACCATTTATATCGCATCTAATAATAGAAAATTCAAAATTTCTAGGATTATTTATAATAGGTGTATTTCTTATTTCAGAAAATTTTGCTGGTGGATCACTTGTAAAACTTTGAGGATTGGTTGATTTACGATTGATGATGTCAGCATTATAATAAATAAGGTCTGGATCTCCGAATTCATCAGTAAAACCTCTGGAAGTTATAGAAGAGTTAAAAGACATTTATATATATAATATATATATGAATTTATTTTTTTAAAATATCATAAGTTATTTTTATTACAAAATCATCTGGTGTCATTCCACTTTTATCAATCATATCTTTGTATTGATCTAAATTTAAATTTTTAAATAATAATCTTACTACACAATGTCTTCCGCATGTATTTATACCTTTTTTATCAATTTGAAATTCATGATTATTATAAAATATAGGATACTTGCTTTCTCTAAATAATTGTATTAATCGTGGATGAGCTTGATCTAATTTTTCTAGTTGTTCTGGTGAAAGCCATTTTTTCTCACCTTCTGGTGCTATCCCATATGGATCAAAATAATGAATTCCATCACCATTTTTATGCATACTGATCCAATGCCCCGTATTTTCATCTTCAGTTAAAAAAAGCATTATTGATCTACCTTTTTTATCAAAAACATCATCTATATGAACTACATCATCTAGGTATGGATAAGAAAAAATAAAAGTTTTTCCTAGTATCTTTTCAATATCATCATCACCAAGTGGATATTCTTTTACTTCATTCATCAAATTGTTATTCATTATATTATTATATTATAAAATATTATATAATAATATATATTAATGGATTCAAATAGCATAATGTCTATTGTGGCAGTAGTTATTTCAATTGGTGGAACTATCCTAGCTGTAATTAATCATAAACGTATCAGATCAAATTGTTTTGGTAAAAAATTAGAAATTTCTATTGATGTTGAAAATACTACACCACCAAAAGAAAAAGAAGATCAAAATGATTTAAAAATTAAAGTTCCTAGACGACCAAATGATGTTGGTCTTCCACCTTCTCCAGTTTCTATTTAAAATATATTAAGAAAATAAAGGATGAAAAGGAAGGATAAGGATGAGATTTTGATAATTTCCCAGAATCCAAAATAAAAATAGTTCCACACGGAATTTTTTGTTTTTCCATCCTTATCCTTCGTTTTCATCCTACTTTTCTTTATATATAATATTTCAAATAATTAAAAAATATAAAATATAATAATATAAATGAATACATATTTAAAAAAATTTCCAGAAGATTACAGCAATGATGTAAGTGATATTATCAATAAGATGTCAATAACTGATGGAAAAGATGTAAAAGTGGTAGGATCTATGGGCTTAAGAACTCAATTATACGCAAATGATTATGATTGCTTTGAAAAAATAGAATTAGAAAGAAATATTGATTATTATGTTAAAAAATTTCAAAAAGTTGTTGAAAGGTTGATTGATACACCATTATGTTATATTATGGATATTAAATGTGGTGCAGTAGATGAATGGCAAATAATTGATGATGATGTTATAATTTCTGATGGAGAAGTTAAAAATTTTAATGAAGAACAAAGCAAAAGAAAACTAGAAAATTTATTAGATGATAAAATCATAAGTCATTATGAATTTAATTATATTATAAAAAAAATAAAATCAAATATGACTATTGAAGATCTATTTGAATTGAAAGATTTTTGTAAATTCCACATTGTAAGATGGAATTCAAAAGATGTTTTAAATGGTTATAAAAAATTAATTGATGGGCGAACTTATACCTTAAAAGATGGCTTTTTATCTAAATCCTTATCTAAATTAGATGTTATTAGTTGGGTTAGTGGTAATCATTTTTCTGATTTTTCAATAATATATCAATTCATGAAAAGAGGACAACCTATAAATGGTCTTCCATTAGATGATAAAAGTATAATTAAAAGCGTAAAGGATGATATAGTGTATTATTTACATAAAAAAAATTATTTTAAGATGTGTAAAAGAATTTTTATTATTGTCAAAATGACTGGTGATAATCTCATGATGGAATTTTTATCAAATATATTTAATGGTGATTTAGGTAGAATATATACATTATATGGGGATGTAATGACTTTAGAAAATTTAATTGAAAATGATGCCGTTTTACCATTTAAAAAGATAGAATTTGAAATAGAACAATTTAGACAAAGATTATCTAATATTACTTTTCCAGAATATTTTAAAAAAAGAACACGCATTTTTGATGTAATTGAAACTTTAGAAAATATTGAGTCTCATAATAGACCTAAAATGCTTAAAGAATTAAAAAGTATGAAGAATTATTTAGAATCATTATTATCAGAACAAACAAAAAAGCAATTAGATAGTAAAAAACTTTTACCATTATCTGACAGATTTCTACCATAATTTACAAAATCTTACATTGTTTATTTTATATTTTCCAATTTTTGAAAAAATTTTTATATAGTAATTTATATATAATGCCAAATTTAAGTTTTCAGAATAAAAAAGGTGCAATTCCTATTGCTTATGTTAAAGGTGGTGATTTAGACCATAGTATTTTATATGTTAATGAAAATGATACCACAAAAACAAAATCAAAGCATAAGGAGATCCCAGCAATAAAATATGTAAATGATTTAAAAAGTTTAAAACCTCAACAACGTATTGCTGTAATGAATAGATTACAAGAAGCTTTTATGAATGGTATCCCACCAGAAATGCTTATGGAATCAGATCATATTAAATCATTATATACCAAAATTCAAGAAGATGATAAAAAAGATACCTCAATACATCTTCCAGATGATAGTGCATTTCAAATCATACCATCACCAGACCCAGAAAAAAGAGCAGTCTATTACATAGCGGGACAAAGTGGAAGTGGTAAATCATTCATGGCAAGAATGATAGCAGAAAATTATAAAAAATTACATCCAGAGCGTGAAATTTATTTAATTTCAAAATTAAATGAAGATAGCACACTAGATACCATGAAAATTGGAAAACCTAAAAGAATAAACCCTCAAACTATTTTGGATGATTATCCTAAAATAGAAGAATTTAAAGATTGTATGCTTATTTTTGATGATTATGATACATTTGATGGTAAATTAGGTATCGCAATCCAAAAATTAATTGATGATCTAGCTATTCAAGGTCGCCACACCAATACAACATTGCTCTGTCTTACCCACTATATCACCAATTACAAAAAAACTAGATTAATTTTAAATGAAGCATCGCATTTCATAGTATATCCTCAAGCTACTAGTTTTAGTGCATTAAAATATTTATTAGGTCATCATTTAGGTATGGAAAAAGATGAAGTTCAAAATTTAAAAAAACTCGGTCGTTGGGTGTGTATTTCAAAAAATTATCCTCAATATTTAATATCAGAACATTATAGTAAATTATTGAATCAAGAATAA